ACAAGGTTTAATACAGAACCTCTTACAGTCTACACAGGCTCCACAGGGGCCTTCATCGGCTGACCTGGCAGCTATCATGCAGTCCAAGAACCCTATGGCTACCTACATGGCAGCTAACGTGGATAGGACCGCTGGTAAGATTGGGGAAGGCGTTAGAGGCATGTTAAGTGGCATCAAAGGGCAGGAAGGCTCTGTACTGAGTCCTAATGAGGCTCTCCAGCAGCAGCTCTCCAGTACTAATATGAACACCTCCGAGGGCCTCCTGAAAGCGGCTCAACTGGCTAAGTCCGTAGGAAAGGCAGCAGAGGCTGTGCAGTTGACTATGGCGGCTCAGGAGTTGAAGGTTAAGGAGGATGCTCAAGCGGCAGCTCTTACTCAGCAAGGACTACAAAGGGCTACTGGCACTACTTACCTCACAGACCTTGCTAGTACGGTTACTGACAAGAAAGCTAAGGCAGAGATACTTGCTTTAATGAATCCAGTAAGTTCGGGGGCTATGAGTGTCCAAGAGGCCAGTGCTCAGGCTGAAAAGATAATGACTCGTTATAAGGTAGATGCCAAGCCATTAGAGGGGAGTAATTACAAAGTTGTCGGCAACGCTGTCTTTGATACTACTACAAAAGAGTGGCTTACCCCGCCTACTGTTAAAGGCGATAAAGAAGCTGCTGGCGGTTTAGCAGAGCAGCCCGGTATTGATTTTGACCAGTATGATCCTACATCTTTTCAGGAAGCTAGTAATGCTTTTGACCAAGCTAAGACACCGGAAGCCAAGCAGGCAGCGATGTCCTTGCTTCTTCCTAAGCCGAGGACTGGTGAAGAATGGCGAATGCTGAATGGCGCTAAAGTAATTTACCCTGTAACAGGGGAACCCCGTCAACAGGCGAACAAGGCAATAGCAGCCGCGAACAATGCCCGTAACATGGCAAAACGGAGTGGTGAAAACTTCATTGAAGTTACTGATGGTATTCTAAACGACTTAAACTCTGGCAAGACTTCCACAGGAGCCTTCGCTGGTGTTCTCGGCTATGTGCCCGGTACTCCTTACTGGGACCAGCGTGTTAGTGTAGACACACTCTTATCTAACTTGGGGATTGATGCTTTAAGTGAGAGTAGAGCGTCTAGCGTTAACGGTTCTTCTGGCTTTGGGCAGTTGACACAATCAGAGATGGTTCTCTTAAAAGAGAAAGTCCGTAACCTCTCTCTAAGTCAGAGTCAGAAGCAGTTTACAGAGAACCTATTAGCTGTCCGTGAGACTTACGCTTCCATGCTTGCTAAGGATGGTGGTGAAATGACTATGGCAGACTACGTGGGCGCTCCTCGCCAGGTAAGCACTATAGCAGCCCCGTCCGGAACTGAATACACTGTTGAGGTGGTTCAATAATGGCAAAGTATAAAATAACAGACAAGACTACCGGCAGGACTATGGTGGTTTCTGGAGAGGCTCCCCCTTCGCCTGAGGATGTAGATTACCTCTTTTCAACAGTTCCCGCTAAAGAGGCGAGTGTCCCCCAAGCACCTGTGATGAAAAAAGAAACTCCTATGGGATCTCCAATGGACTACTTAAATGAGGCTGTGGGAGGAGCCGCTAGGGGCATCGCAGGCTTAGGAGATATTCTCCAGAGTCCGTACCAGCTCGCCCGTCAAGCCTTTGGAAAAGAGCCTCAGTCGTTAACCTCCTTAGTTACCCCTAAGGGGGCTTTTGCAGGTGAGGGAGTCGCAACAGATATTGCGAGCACTGCTGGAGAGTTTGGCGTAAGCGCCTTATCATTCGGGACAGCCGCTCGTGGTTTAGTCTCTAACCTTCTAGATGACGCTCTAAAGCAAGGGGAGAGTGCCTTCCGAGGTGTTCTTAGACAGCTCGGTAGCTCTACCCCTGTAGAGGATGTCGTGGCGGGTATCGTCAGCGGGGCCGGGAAAGAAACTGGAGGGGCTGCTGGAGAGCGTATGGGAGGGGCAGACGGGAGAGCTATCGGGGAAGGTTTAGGGGGCTTTGGAGCACCTTTAGCTGTTGCTCCTCTCCTTTTCAGGCTGACCCGTCAACTAGAGCCTTTGATAACCGAAGCGGCTCCTTCTATTCCGGAGCTTAAAGGAGCTTCAAGGGCACTGTACAAACAAGTTGAAGATATGGGCATTGTCTTTAATGAAAAAGCCACCAAGACCATTGCAGACGATCTTGAGCGTATCGCTACAGAGGATTCACTTACTAACTTGAGAGGCGAGTCCGTTCTAGCAGGCCAGTACCGCAAGGTAAGGGATATGCTCACGCAAACAGGGGAGTTCAACGGTACTACCTTTTCTGTGTTGGACAAGGCCCGTACCGCCTTTGGCGATATTTCAAAAGGGACTGACAACGAGGCCCGCATAGCGAAGCGCCTGGCAGACTCTATAGATGACTGGTTACTAGGTGCATCCTCTGCTGATATAGCTCCCTTTAAAGTAGACAATCTCGGTAAGTTACTACCTAGCGCAGGCTCTGTAATTAACCAAACAGAGCGTGTAGAGGTTTCAAAAGCACTCCTCACTGCGCGTAGTCTGTGGCGCAGAGGTAAAGCTGGTGAAACAATCAACACAGCCTTTGAGGATGCTCGTATAGCCTCTCTAGGGGAAGGAGGCGGTGACTATGTGGAACTGCTCAGTAGTAACCTTAGGAGTATGCTCCGTAATGAGACCACCGCCAGAGTCTTCTCCGGTAAGGAAAAGGCCATGATAGAAGCCACTCTTAAAGGCGGGTCTTTGCGTAACATGTTTGAATTAGCTGGCAATGCTGGCATCAAGTCAAACGATATGGTCAAGGCTATGGTGTACGGGAGTATCTTTACTATTATGGCTGGAGGAAGCGGGGCGCAGGTGGGTGTAGGTACTGCCGCTTTTGCTATTGCACAGCTCCTATCTAAGGGCGCTGGCGTGATCGCTAAAAACTTTCTCAAAGAAGACGCTCGTGTAATGGAAGCCGCTATACGTGCGGGGCCAAACGCAAGAGCCTTGACGCGCATCTACATGGCGAAAGTGAAACCTGCTGACCGTAAAGTAGAGGAGCTATCTGCCTTATTTAAAGCATCTGGGGCTGATGTAGGTCAGCTTGCTAACACGCCTTTGGCTAAATCTAAGTTTGTTTCGGACGCCATACTGTTTACTAACATGTGGGACCAAGCAGCTAGTGAAGAGGCCGCACTAAACGGTAAGCAATAAAAAGCCCCTGCGGGGGCAGAGGCTCAAGAGTTACTTCGACTGGCCCTCTTTGTTTCCTCTAACGGGGAACTGAGGGCTTCTTTTATTCTCTCCCGTGGTTCTCGTGGTAGCCGTACTTCTCATTAGCGGCTGCTCTCGCGGCTGCTGCTTCCTCTAGAGTAGCAAAGAACCCAAGATGGGTATTCTTCCCATTAACAGAAATCGTTACTCGCCACCTACGCCCTATTTGGCGAACTCCCAAAACTCCTGATCTATTGTTTTTATATCTACGTGAGTTTTTCTGGTTCTCTGCGTTGGTACACTCTCTCAAGTTTTCCCATCTGTCATCTGAAGGGTCTCCGTTGATGTGGTCTATCACATTAGGCCACCGGCCTTCCTGAAAGGCAAAAGCCAGCCGCGAAGCCTTTATAAGATGAGCAGTACCCGCGCTTTTAATACGAATTAGCCACCTTCCGTGGGTTTTGCAAAAACACACAGCTCTGCCTTTTTTCCTCCTGGCTTGGGGAATCTTCCAAGTAAACACCCCAGTCTCTGGATCGTATGCCAAATGCTCCTTGAGATACTCTATCGGGGGCGGTTCTCTATTACGCCGTTGTTGTAGTTCAAAACCCGCTAAAGCACTTTCTACTTCGTCTTTATCGAACATAACAGCCCCCTAAGAGTCGAGTACTTCCAGGTAGAGCTTCTCCAAGTACCACCTAGCCTTCTCAATATCCTCTACAGGCTTACCTTTGTAGTTATATCTCCAGAGGTACTTCAAAGTATTCCCCTTCAAATACCCCTTATACTCCTCAGTAGACATTGAAGCCTTGATAGCTTCGATGCACTCTACTGCGCCTGAGTTATAATGAGGAGGGGAGTTGACGTAGTCTTCGTATAGAGCATCATCTACGGAGTCTGCCCATGCTTTCCCTGCTGCGTTTGTAGCCTCGCTTAAGTTATATGCGCTTGCGTAACTTAAACTCTCTAGGGACAGCTCATTCCATTCCTGTTCAGTTCCCGCCATGATATTTTCTCCGTAGATACTGTATAGACACCGGCATCTCGTCAAAGCTGCCATTGTGTACATCGTTTAAGATCCAGATACCTGACCATGACCCGTTAGTCTGAGGTGTTAAGTAGTCCTCATCGTGCTGGTAGTAGATACCTCCAAAGATACCTGTTACAGCGTCACCGTTACCCTTCCTGGCAAAGGCTATGTCACGGTCCTGTACGTGGCCCATGAAACAGCTCATCATCTTCTTGGTGAGCATTAAACGAGCACTGGAGACGGGTCTGCCCATCACGCCGCTGGTGAAGTAGTGGCTGAATAGGACTCCTTCTATGTCTACTACTTCCAAGAAGGGATAAACCTCGAAACCATAATCACTAAGATTGAAGTGCTCATAACTCAGCAGCCCATCAAGCTCTGCTGAAGCCTCTGTAGCCCTCTCTATACGGTGCTCATGGTTACCTAAGCAGAACACCATTCGGGGCCTCCAGAGCTTCTCCTTGTTCCTCCTAAGCCTCTCCTGCTCAGTAACGATAGGAAACATGAAGCGATCCATAGCATCGTTACCGGCTACTATGTCACTCGTATAGCGCCTACCCTCAAAGGATTTCCTACCCTTGTCATAACTGCTCAGGGAAGGCATATCCCAGTGATCGCCTATGAAGACTATCACGTCTGGTCTCTGATCTACAGCGTATAAACCAGCCCATTCCAAGTGACTATCTAAGCCACCCGGTTTGCACTGCGTATCAGGTATTGCCATTATCCTTATACTCATCTACTTACTCCATTCAACTGGCACAGTGTCTGTGGTGAAGTATCTAAAGCCTTGGAGTTCTGCCCAAGCCCCGTGAGTGAGCCTTGTGCCGTCTTTCCTACGAGCCGCCCCCGGCATTGGTGTCTTGGGATTCCAGAAGATGAACACCAGCTCCTCGCTCTTCCCCAAGCCCTGTTTGACATCAACGTACTTCCTAGCCTCGCCTCTGTCCCTGAACCGCCCTTTAGCCTCTATGTATATCTTGTACTTCCCTTCGTGTCTTATAAAGTCAGGCACATAGTTCTTTACCTGGGTGTACTCTACTTTCTCCGTATGACACTTACAGCCCTTCAAAGGCTTTAGGTGGAGTTCGTACTCGAACCATGAGTCGTAACCCTTAGGAGGCTTTTCCTTTGCTTTCTTTAGTTTAGGCTTTACCACTACCCCTCCTTAGAAGATCGCTGGCGGCTCCCACATCTGCCCAGCTTCTCGCCTGAGCCACAAGAGCCTACCGTTTTCGATTACCCGCTGTTCGTTGTTATCGTACATTTCCACGCACTTCCTGTACAGCTCTAACTCAGTCTTACAATCCTTGAGAGCCTTCTCAGCCTTCTTAGGCCCGATACCTTGTAAGCCTATGATGTTATCTACACGGTCTCCAGTGAGCACCTGAGTGTAGAAGAAGAACAAACCTTCCCAGTCTTCTACGGTATAGCGTATGTCTTTGACAAAGTTGTAATGCTTACCAGGTACTTGATCGAAGTCTTTGTCGATGGTACACAAGACACTGGTGTTCCTCCTAGCCGTGGCCTCAATAGCCATGAGATCGTCTGCTTCCTCGCCTACTGTAATGACTGTAGGGTAGAAGTCTACTAGGTATTGACGTATCTCTTCAAGCCCCTCCGGCTTAGGAGGGCGGTTCCCTTTATAGGGCGCTGTTACTGCCACCTCTTTTCTAAAGTTCCCCGCACCAGTAAGGTAGACGGTGTAGTTTTTAATATCTGGATCTGCTTTATCTACAATGTTCTTTATGTAGCTGTCCATTACTTTATAAAACTCATCAAGAGTAACTGCCTCTCTAGAGAACACTACCCTGTAGCACAGGATGTCACCGTCTATTAACAACATTACAGTAACTCTTCTTCGAGAGTTTGCTCATCAGCAAACGGATCAGGAGCCTCCAGCTTGTTGAATACTGTAACCTTCATCTTGACTATTGAGCCACGGGTCATAGGCTTTTTAGTCATGCCATGCGTTACTGTATAGGGACGGATGAGCACATTAGCGCGGCTCTCTGGCCCTACGTTATCAGTAATGACATTGTTGTTAATGTCTACTGCGGCTATCGGGTATGTTGATACGCATTCCAGGTAGCGGCCCTTAGGGGCTTTGTCCTTAACCACGATACCGAGACCTTCCAAGATCGCCACATTCTCAGGAGAGAGATTGATGAGGTCGCAAGAGTAACGGTCCTTCAGCTCCTGCTTCTTGTTGAGGAAGGCCCATGCCAATTCTACGTCTTTTAATACAACTGCTTTAGTTTCAGTACTCATTTGTAGCTCCTTTTCCCGACTTGGGATGTTATTTACCTGTTAAGGTAGGGGTACTTTATAGATGTTTCTACTACTTGTCAATACTTTAATGTGTTTCTGCCCAACTTTTTCCTACTTTTGCCTCACCAGAGAGAGGACATCTCAGTCCTAAAACCTCTCCAGCTTCCTTAATAGCCTCTAAGCCTAATCTACAGACCTCTTGAGCATGCTCAGGAGCCGCTTCCAACTGCCACTCATCGTGTACGTTCAGGACAAACTTAGCATCCAGTTTAGCCGTTAAAATCTTGTTATAAAATATCACTAAGGCTTTCTTCATAGCCACCGCACCAGCACCTTGCAGGAGCGTGTTCAAGGCAGCGTGTGCAGACCTTATGTGTAACTTCCTACCGTCTAAGCTCCTGAGCATACCCTGTGAGGTTGTGAGCTTCTCTACAGTAGTCTTTAATCTCTGGAGACTGGGGAGGCTTTCGAGGAAACTACTAATTAGCTTCTGGCCCTCCTTAGGCCCTCCTCCGACTATCTGACCTATCTTACCTGGACCGGCACCGTACAGGAAGGCGTAGATGAATGTCTTAGCCTGATCTCTGGTCTCCAGCTTGGCGGCTACCATGTTCCGAGTGTGTACATCTGTACCGTCTTCTTTAACACCACTGACTACAGAGGCTGTAAAGTCCTTGTCCTGCATATAGTGGGCCAGCATACACAGCTCTAAGGCGCTTGCGTCAATGCCAATAAAGACTTTACCTGGTGGCGGTATAAACAATGCTCTACATTCTGTACCCAAGTAACTACCGCTACTGGGCACCTGAGCCATGTTAGGCTTCACATGTGTCATGCGCCCCGTTACAGCCCCGTTGGTCAACACCCGCCCGTGTATGCGCCCTGCTGAAGTACAGGCACCTATCCAGCCTGCGAGGAGTCCTTGACGTTTCTGGAGTGTCAGGTACTCTGCTATCATCTTAGCTTCTGGCAGGTCTATGCCTGCTAATACTTTTTCGTCTACCTTTGGTGAGCCACCGGGGGTCTCATCAGGAAATTTAGCCCCTAAAGTCTCTAACCGTTTAGCGATCTGTTGTCTGCTTCCAATGTTGAATACCTCTACATCGTCCTTTAACCGTTTACCTGTCTTCTCAGAGATCCTCTCAGTAATGATAGGAGGGAATACACTGCGCAGTTCCTGCTCAATCACCTCCATGCGCCCTAGTACGGTAGCCTGTAGCTCCAAAGCCCCCAAGTAATCGAAG